TATTATAATTCATGTTTGACACAACACCATTTTCAGCTAAAAAAGAAAAATGTTCATCATCAAACTCTCTCACTGGTATTTCACCTAAATCAAGTTCATCTAATAAACCATATTTTTTAATGAACTTTAAGAAATTCATTAAGGTATTAAAATACGGTTCAATCTCATCCTCGTATTCACCATTGTTAAATGACTTAACTAAATTTCTTGCTCTTTCTAAACTCATATGTTATAAATATTAAACAAAAAAAAAGGTGTCCAATATGAACACCTAATAATTTTTTACACAACAAATATTATCTTCTGTAATATTTCGAAATCACCTTTTTCACATTCTCTTGAACATTCGACTGTTTCTGAGCTTGAGTCTGAGCTTGAGACGACTGTTGTTGAGTTTGTGTTTGCGGTTGTTGTGCTTGTTGTTTGTTTTTGCATCCACAAGACATAGCTTTACAATTTTTAATAGTTTATTGTTTCAAAATAATGTTTGTAAATAGTTTTTCTAATTGAACCATTGTGACCATTATTTATTTTTTTACCCCTTAGTGCGTAAGAAAGTTTTTGCCTAACATTTCTTTCAGAGCCAGTAGTGAATCCCTCATTTATTAAATATTTTGCAGCGTCAAATAAGTTATCAAACTTTGAAATTTTATTACTAGACATTTCAATTAAATTAAAATTCAATATGTTTCTATTTTTTTTCAAATTATGTTTAGATAATTTTAATTTAACAACGTCATTAAAAGTATTTCTCCTGAATTCATTAACAGTTGCTAGATTATAACCAAAATTGTAATTATTAGATTTATAATCATTTATGTAATGGTTTTCTCTATCAATTAATAAATTTAAATCACAATTTTCAAGAACCTCGAAAACAAAATTTTCTAATCCATCACGATTAAATGATTTTTGTAAAAATTTATTATCATGTATATTTTTCTTCAACATCCAAAAATGTTTATATTCTCTATTTTTCAGATTCACGGAACTTCCAATATAAACCTTGTTATTAGTTTTGTTCAATATTTTGTAAATCCCTGAATTCATAAAATCTTTGTCTATAAATATCAACTAACTAAACTTTAATCACTAAATAAAAAAAATCAATTATATTTTCTTTGGATATTTATTACATATGTCGTTAAAAAAGTTTTTTAAAAATTACATTTTAGAACAAGATGAGAACCTTGTTTCAATTTCACCTGACGAATACTTAGAGTTATTGGATGATGTTGGTGGTATTGCTGAAAGAATATCTAAACTAAAACCATATAGAGGTAAAGGTATTGTTATTACAGGTCCGTTAGATGTTAGTAAGTATAAAAATATTGGACCACTTACCGGAGTTGTAAGAGTGATGGGAAGACTTGATATTTCTCGCACTAATATTCCTAATTTAAACGGAATTACCGTAGATGGTTATGTATCTGACTACGGATCTTCTATGTGGAAAATAAAGGAACAAGCAAAATTGGATCAAAAACTTGCCGAGTTAGACGAAAAACGACAAGAAGGTGAATGGGATGTTGAAAATGGTGACGACGAATCTGAAAGAACTGAAGCTCTTTACGAAAACTTAAAACAGAACGGTGATGTTGACACGGTTGAAGATGAAGAGGGAAATGAGATTCCTGAAGACAAATATTACATATACCCAAGTGGAAGAGCAACCTATGGTTACGGAAGACAATACGAATGGTTAGGTGGCGGTAATGGATTTAATCCTAATACCTATGATGTTTATGCAGAAGATGAAATTGATTCAGCCGCTAAACAGGCGGTTGAACAACTTTTAGATGACGTGGGTATGGATTCTTTTTCAGAGTGGGTTTTTGATGACGCCTTAGATACGGAAAGTTGGAGAAGTTGGTTACAAGATTTTTACGATGATATAGTAAGAGATGATCCTGAAAATTACGACATTCCATTAGAACTATCACAACAACAAATGAAACAGGTCCAACAACTTCAAGCGACTTTAGACTCTTTAAATAAAAGATTGGAAAATGAAGATTTACCTGACGATCAATATGAAGCTCTTGAGTTAAAAATTGAAGGTTTAGAAGAAACAATAGAAGAAATCAAAGAAGATCCCCAAGGTGGTTATGACGAAAGTGCAATAGAAAACGAAATAAATGATAGAGTTAGTGAATATGAAGACGACATAAAAGATTTTATAAATCACTACGGTTTTGAAAAAACCTTTATTATGGATTTTATTGACACTGATAGTATTGTAAATACGGTTATTAGTTCAGATGGATATGGATCAATACTTAACTCTTACGATGGTGACTACGATACATATAACATAAATGGAACCGAGTATTATGTATTGAGAGTCTCTTAGGACTTTATTTGTTTTATTTTTTATATTATGTTTAAGTTCGATGACAAGAAGGAAAAAAATAGAGTTTTTATTGAACACCGACTGGATGTTTGAAAAACCAATTGATCGAGAATACAAAGAATACAAATTACTTTCTTACTTTCAAAAAATGGGAGACAGACTCGATAAATTGGAGTTGTATCCAGGTTTTATTGAACTTTCATTGCATTTAATGAATGTTCAGGCACTTATGAGAGATCATAAAATAATTTATACCGACAAAAAACTCACCAATATTGATGATGAGATAATGGTTAAAGATCTCAAGTTCAAAGAAATACCACAGATGTCCGAACAAGAGTCTCAAGAGTTTAAAAAAATTCTTATGTATTCGGCACCAAGAATTATGGAATATTTCAATATTGCAAAATCTGTATGGACCATAGTTTTTGATTCTTTGGACATGAAAATTAAAAGGAACAAAAAAAATATTCTACACCCAAAAGGTTTCTTTTATTTTGTCGATCATAAAAAAAATCATTATGTATGGGAATATATTATCAAAAAAGAAACAAAATATAATCCCCAACAAATGACCAAAGTTAAGTTAATTTATCAAGATCAAATTAACGAATTGACATTACCAAAAATTATATCTACATTTTCCACGATGGATGATAAAGAAGTAAAAGAAAGTCCAGTCTTTGAAATGGTTTGTACAGGATCATTTCCAATTGATGAAACTTTACTTCCTTTATTCAAAAGAAGACTTATTTCATATATCAACCAACAAAAAAGATTAGAAGAGTTTCACAAAACAAAACAAGATTTAACAGATGGGTTTCAATAAAAGATTCCTTAAAAAAGAAAACATACTTATCAATCTCAACAACCTTATGAAATATTTGGATGCCGATGCAGTCATTTGCACCGACGATTTTTCGCGCCAAGTCTATAGGTTTTTTAACGAAGGAAAATCAGAAGAAGAAATAATAAATCTCATAAATAAAATAAAATGAAAATTAAATTAGAATACGTTTGGATTACCTAATTTATTTTGTAGTTCAATATATTTATTATTAAATAATAGAATTATGGTTGGATATGTTTATATGATAACTAACATTATAAATGGAAAAAAATATATTGGTGTTAGTATGAAATGTGATGAAAAAAGTTTGAAAAAATATTTTGGTTCTGGAATTGTAATAAAAGAAGCAATTAAAAAATACGGAAAAGACAACTTCAAAAAAGAAATTTTAGAAAAGTTTAATTCAGAAGTTGAAGCTAGAGAATATGAAAAACAATTAATAAATCATTTAGACGCAATTAATGATTCCGAATATTATAATTTAGTAAGCGGTGGTTATGGTGGGGCGGTTAAAGGAAGAATTGTGAGTGAAGAAACTAAGAAAAAAATTAGTCAATCATTGAAAGGGCATAAAAATTATATACCAACTGATGAACACAAAAAAAATTAAGTGAAAAATTCAAAGGTAGGGAGTCACCAATGAAAGGAAAAACTCAAAATGAATTCACGAGAAAATCAATTGGAGAAGAAACCAAACGAAGATGGGAGAGTGGTGAATTAAAACCATCTTCAGGGTATAAACAAGATATAATTGAGTGCCCAAATTGCGGTAAATTAGGGGGGAAGGGGTTGATGAGAAGGTGGCACTTTGAAAATTGTAAAATAAATAAAAAATAATAATATATGAAAATTCGTTTGGAATACGTTTGGCTTGATGGATATAAACCAGAACCAAACCTCAGAAGTAAAGTTAAAATTGTTGAGTACGAAAAAGTTAAAAATGCATTCTTAGACGGCAAGTTTCCGATTTGGAACTTTGATGGATCGTCAACCCTTCAAGCAGAAACAGGAAATTCAGACCGATTATTAAAACCTGTTAGACATTATGTTAAAGACATGCAATCTACTGTATATGTTTTATGTGAGGTATTAAACCCTGATGGGACACCACATGAATCAAATAAAAGATCCAAAGTAGGTGAAGGATTTGAAGATCTTTGGTTTGGTTTCGAACAAGAATATTTCATTCGTGAAGAAATCAACGGAAATATTTTGGGACACAAAAGAAATATTCTAAAAGGACAAGGTGAATACTATTGTGGAGTTGGACATAATGTGGTGGGTCGTTCATTCGTGGACGAACATTTGGACATGTGTTTGAATTATGGAATCAATATTACAGGTATAAACGCTGAGGTTGCATTAGGGCAATGGGAATATCAAGTTTTTTCAGAAGGTAAACATAAAGGAGGTGATGACCTTTGGATGACAAGGTATTTACTTTACAAAGTTGCCGAAAAATATAATTACCACATTGAACTACACCCAAAACCACTGACCCACGGTGAATGGAATGGTTCAGGTCTACATACAAACTTCTCAACTGACAAGATGAGAAACGAAGGAAATGAAGAGTATTTTATGGCACTATTCAACGCATTTGAATCAAGACATGACGATCACATCAAAGCCTATGGATCACAAAACCATTTAAGACTAACTGGTGAATATGAAACACAATCAATTGATAAGTTTAGTTGGGGTGTATCGGACCGAGGAGCGTCAATTCGTGTTCCTCAGGACACAGCAAAAGAATGGAAAGGTTATTTAGAGGACCGTAGACCAGGGTCTAACGCAGATCCATACAAAATCATTTGTGAGATAGTTAAATCACTAGACACAACCCATCAAATCTATGAAGTAAAAAACATGATGAACACATATGTTGACACAAAAACATTAGAAGGTAAGTACGGTACAATGAGTAACGATGAGTTATTAAATGAATATAGAGAAGAGGAGGCGGAATAATGGAACAAGTTAATCATCCAGAACATTACGGAGGAGAAGAAAATGTTTATGAAGCCATCAAAGTGATAGATGCTTGGGATTTGGGATTTAGTTTAGGAAATACAGTAAAATATATAAGTCGTGCAGGAAAAAAAGGAAAAGATAAAGAACTCGAGGACCTCAGGAAAGCCTTATGGTACCTCCAACATCACATCGAAAAGCTCGAAAACAGGATTTGATCGAGAGATTACAGTCTTAGACGCACTTACAACACCAAACGAGTTGATGAGAGAAACTCTCATTAATTTTATGTGGGGGTTTCTTGGAAACTCAATAGTTGTGTTTGTTTCAAAAGAACTAGACTTATTAGTTTTGTTAAACTATATTGTCTATTACATACTAATTTCTTATATTGTGAATAGAAAGAAATATGACACAATACTTGGAAAGTTCATTGTATTGCCGGGTTCAGCCGCCGCAGGGGCTTTCACAGGATATAAAGTGGCTCAACTTCTGGTCAATATAGTATGAAATATTTCTTTAGGGTCTTAGCAATTTTACTGACCATATTTTGGTTAGGCCTTACTTGGAACTTGGTCTGTGAATTAATAAAAATAATGTATTAAAAATGATAGAAACAGGAAAAATTATAAATGGTGATTGTATTGAGGTAATGAAAACATTACCTGAAGGATCAATTGATTTAGTGGTCACAAGTTGTCCATATGGTGTGGGTATTGACTATGATGTACATGAAGATGATGTGGAATTTGAAAACTATAAAGTTTTCAGTCGTAATTGGTTGAGTGAAGCATATAGAGTTCTGAAGGATGATGGGAGAATTGCCTTAAACATTCCATATGAAATTAACAGACAGAAAAAAGGTGGTCGTATATTCTTTGTTTCAGAGATCTGGCAAATTATGAAAGAGATCGGCTATGGATTTTTTGGTATTGTTGATTTAGAGGAACAATCACCACATAGAAGTAAAACCACCGCTTGGGGATCATGGATGAGTCCGTCGTCCCCTTACATTTACAACCCGAAGGAGTGTGTAATATTGGCATACAAAAACAAACACATTAAAAAAGTAAAAGGACAACCTGAGTGGACTGGTGAATTAACTGAAATTGAAAATGAGGACGGGACTAAAAGAAACAAAATGGTTTATAGTGAGAATGATAAAAAAGAGTTTATGGAACTTGTCTTTGGTCAGTGGAATTATTTTGCTGACACTAAATCTCTCACCAAAGCTTCGTTTAGTTTAGATATACCTCACAAGGCGATTAAGATCTTATCATACAAGAACGATATAATTTTGGATCCGTTCGCTGGTAGTGGAACTACGTTAGTTGCCGCAGAAATCTTAGATCGCAGATGGTTAGGAATCGAACTCTCACCAAATTATTGTGAAGTCGCAAGAAGTAGGGTAATACCTTTTGTTGAAGCAAAGAAAAAGATTACGGTTCAGATACTTTAAAAGATCTCAACTTCATCTCCATCGTTGATATTATATTTTTTACAGGTTCCTCCAGGTAATTCTAAAACAAGATCACCATATCCATCGTATGTTTTACAATTTTTGGTTTTACATGGGGGACAATTATGTTGAATGTTGTTTATTATATTTCCATCGATATAAATAATATCCAATGGAACAATACAATTTTTCATCCAAAAACCTTGAGGACCCTTTTCCATAAAAAATAACATACCATCAAAACTTGAATTGAATTTTTTATTCATCATTCCTTTTTGTATGTCTTTTGATGTGATAAGGGGAATGACGTTAAAAAGATTATCGTTTATTTTTATTTCCATATTTATAAATATAAATGAAAAAGTTTAAAAAATATTCTGGTATAATTTTACAAAATGAAGACGAAATACTTCTTTGTAAAAGATCTCCCGATAAATCTTTGCCGAACGTTTGGTCAATACCTTCAGGAAAAATTGAAAGTGGTGAAAATCCAGGTCAAGCGGCAATTAGAGAGTTTTATGAAGAAACAAATATTGAGTTGGACAATGAATTAGATTTTGTTGGATTTATTGATAAGTTTAAACAAGACGGAACAAAAAAAGGACATATGTTTGTTTTTTATAAAAAAACTGAAAATAGACATAATCCTGATTTAACTAAAGCACAAGACGGATTCGAACACACCGAATGTCAATACTTCAAACAGGACAATTTACCAAAGGAAGATGAGAATGAAGAATTAATGACTCTGATTAAAAAAATTTTAAATTAATTTGTTTTATATAGGTATTTCTATTATATTTGTAGAAATAAAACCTCGATATGATAAAACCAACATTTCAACACACAATCACAATCATGTCCGAAAAATTCGGAAATATACTTTCTGAATCATTCATGGATCCGATTCAATTTAAGATTTTTTTAAAAATGGTTGATGGGGCATTGAATCTCAAAGAGGATTTATCTTATTTTGATGGAAATACATTTTTGGTTCATATACCACACAAGATTTTAAAAGAGTCTTTGGTGATCACAAATGTAAAAGAAGTCTCGTTAGTTGAACAAGTTAGAAACAAAATTGAAACCTTAGTATAATATGAAAAATTTATTTTTATTAGTCTCGTCCTTATTATTAATTACTTCTTGTGTTAAAGAAGATATCAAACCACAACAACCTTTGAGTCCACAGCCAATAGTGACCGGAAATCCTATAGGTGATACAAACATAAACATGAAAAATACTACATGGGTTATAACTAAGGTATTGAACACAAGCTTCAACCAAGAATTTCGTTCTGACACTTTGGTGTTTCTAACAAACAATACCTATACGTTCAATGGATCTTTATCATTCTATCATTTATATCAAAACAATTTAGGTTTTACCTTGACGTTAAATGATACACCATGGGGATATTTGAGTGGAACGGTATATGATTACAACTTGACACAAGGTTTGATTGAAAATTGTCAGTTCAAAGATTACTTTACAAATCAAAATAATGTAAAAATTTGGATGATTAGACAATAGTTTCCTTGTTCTAATAAAAAATAAGGTGGTGGAGAATCGACTTCTTATGTCGACCTTAAAAAAAAGGTGAAGAAATTCACCTTTTTTTTTGTTTTGATATATTTATTTAAAAAAATAAAATGAGAAACAAGTTAATTATTTCGGAAGACGAAAAAAGGTCAATTCTATATCAACATAAGTCATCAAAATACAACTTAATTGATTTTGATACTATATATGAAAAAATGTTATATGAAGAACTTAACGTTAAAGAACTTCAAGCGAAAAAAAATAAAATAGTGGGGGTTATGACTAATTTACAAAATAACAACCCTGCGTTCAAAGGAAAAATACAAACAAATATCGATACATTAAATTCGGTTGACCCAAATAACATTTGTAATGGAACACAACTGAAACCTGAACTTCAAAAAAACTTAACGGATGCAATTTCAGATTTAAATATGGCTAAAGGTTTGTTAAAAGACCCAAACAATGAATTGGACACAATTACATCGGACATAACGTTTATTCAAAACTACTGTTCTTCAAATACTGGTCAATCAAACACACAAACAAATCAAAACACACAAACAAATCAAAACGCAACAACTAATACTTCTTCATCAACAGACCCAACAAAGGCTGGTGTAACTGTGGATCCTTCAGGAAATCCAATACAAGCAGAACAAAGGTGGGAAAAACTAAAAAAAGAAGGAAAAAATGATTTAGCGTTACAAGCAAGGATCAATGATACTTGTCCTAATTTGGTTCTTCAAACTGTTTTAGAAAACTATCCAAAAGCAAGAACGGGTTCATTTCCAAACTACAAATTAAAAGAAGATTCAAATTACGGTCCTGGAACCGAAGCTGCTGGTCTTGCATGCAAACCTCATTTTGGTAAACCTCAAACCGCCTCAGCACAAGTTGCAGGTCAAGTAACTACAGTTGCAGGACCAAAATTGGGTGAGCCATTAACTGCAAATGATATTGCAACATTAACAAGTTAAAAAATAAAATTATGGGAAAAATACAATTAACCGAAGGTCAATATGATAGACTTAAAAAAAGATTAATTGAAAGTTATGTTGATAAAAATTTGATCTCAGAGTCCACACTCGACACAGATACTTTAGAAATAACTATAGACAAAGCAATAAAAGGTAATGAATTTGTTGTTGCTGCTCCATCAAGATTTGGTTTGACCACTGGCGGTGATTTGAAAGCATATAACGCTCAAATTGTCGATTTGAATACATATGACAAATCTAAAAAAACTGTAGTCATCAAATGTTCAAATTGGGATATGTATATAGAAGGTAACGAGAGTACTAGTCAAAACGTTCGAAGGTTAGTTGATAATGATACTCTAAATAAAATGGAAGAACTTTGCAGTCAAAGAGTTGGTCCAGAAAATGCGGCTGAAATACAAAAAAAGGCAATCAAATGTGGATGGGGGCTTAAATGGAAAAAGTATAGAGATAGTAAATGGCATTGTTTTACTGATGCAGAATTGAAAAAGGCTAAAGATTGTGGACATTTTTTAAAAGGTAATTATTTTGGTTATTATGATCAAGGAAATTGGGAAGCATATTCAGCAAGTAATTGGTCATGTAAAGGATCAACACAAAAATCAGGATATGAAGAAGTTGATAACGCTAAAAAATGTGCTTGGGGTGATGATGTTGCTGGATACAAAAGTTCTAATTATTCATGTCCCAATCCTAATGCTACTGATGAACAAAAAAAACAAGCCGAGGAATTTAAAAAAGCAAATCCCGACTCTCAAACAAATTTTCAACAAAATGAAATTGATGGAGCAAAAAAATGTGGATGGGGAACTGACGTTGCTGGATATGTAAAATCAAATTACGCTTGCCCAAAACCAGGTGGAAAAATAAGTGGTGGTCAAACATATGGTAAACCAAAACCAAAGACTAAATTGAAATATAAAGCGTCTGATTTTTTAGACTAATATTTTGAAAATAATTTTAACAGAACAACAATTACAAATTTTAACCGAAGCGTTAGGTGTTCCTGATGAAATTTTAAATGCGGCAGAAAAACTTTATGAAATAATTTTAGAAAATCTAAAAACAATAGAAGATAAAGAAGAGGAGTATGACTTTTCAGGTTCTTTAGATGTCGAAATTGGAAAATTATATGCAATGGCCAAGGATGATGAGAATATGAATGAATCTATTCAAAATTGGGACCTTCATCAAAAATTAATGGAAAAAAAATATGGCAAACGAAAAATATCAACAACTTACAAATACAAAAATTTTAAATAAAATAATAATCTTTCTTTTATCGACTTTTTTAATTTCATCTACAACACCAAGACAAATCGAATACAAAGGAAAAGCAACCTACTATGGAGAACATTGGACAGGAAGATTAACTTCATCAGGAGAAAAGTTTTATGCCGATAGTTTAACCGCCGCTCACAAATACTTCAAGTTTGGAACAATATTAAAAGTCACAAACTTATATAATGATTCCGTATGTTTTGTTAAGGTAAACGACCGACTTCCAAAGTCATCAAAGTTTATGATTGATCTTAGTTATGGAACAGCAAAAAAACTAAATTTTCTAAAAAAAGGTGTAATCCCCGTAACTTTAGTTCCTGTAGATACGGTAAATATTATAAAATTCAAAAAATAATAATTGAAACTTGGTTTTTGCTCAACCAAAGATATTTTATATTTCCAAATTAAGTATTTCCTCGTATTTATAAGTGAACTCGACCGGCCCATGGTAGATGGGGGTTTCCAAAAGGATTCTTCAAGTGAGCGTTAAATTTTAATAAACAATTTTTACGCGATGAAGAATCTATTATTATCAATTTTTGTATTTTTTACAAGTTTCGTCATTTCACAATCTTGTACACACACACTTCACATGACCGATACATGGGGTGATGGTTGGAATGGTAACGCCGCATCGGTTTCAGTAAACGGAACCATTGTAGTATCTAATGTAACCTTTAACAATGGATACGGGCCTGTGACAGTCAATTTTAACGCTGCGGCTGGCCAGACCATACGAGTATGGCGTTCTATCACCGGTAGTTGGGTAAATGAATGTAAAATACGTGTAACGAGTAGCACTGGTGCAACGGTTATTGCTCAACAAACCATGCAAACTGGTACTTCAACTTCAGGCGGATCTATCGGAACTGCACAGTGTGGAGGTGGAGGTGGTGGATCATCAACCCTTGTACCATATAGCGGATTCAATAACGTTAATTGCGGGACTAATACAACATTATACGACCACGGTGGTCAGTTTGGTAGTTACTCAAATAACGCAAATGGCTATACAGTATTAAATAATGGTGGATCTGCGGTGATATCTCTTAATGGAACTTCTTCTGGCGAATCCTGTTGTGATAGAGTTAGAATTTTTCAGGGAGTTGGAACCGGAGGAGCTCTTATAGGAACCTATTGGATGAACTCTAACATACCAAATATATCATCACCGGCGGGAGTTCCGTTAACTGTGCAATTCCTATCAGATGGTTCTGTTACCGGATCTGGTTTTTCTATCAACGTTACCTATTCAGGTAGTTGTGTATCAGGAGCTCCACCAAACCCAACTTCAATATCAGCATCCGCAGCAACAGTCTGTTCAGGACAGTCTGTAACTTTAACGGCTAATGGTTCAGTAGGAACCACATATTGGTATACCGGAGGATGTGGTGTCGGTCAAATAGCGACAGGTTCATCAATTACGGTAAATCCCGTAACAACAACAACATATTACGCTAGAAACCTAAACAGTGGATTTTGGTCTCCAGGATGTGCCCAAACAACAATTACAGTATCATCTCCACCACAAGCACCGACTTCAATAACATCTTCTGTAAACTGTGGAGTATCACCTACACTTACTGCCGTTGGAGGAGCAGGGAACTATCAGTGGTGGTCTAATTCAAATGCCACAGGTTTACTTGCAACAGGACAAACTTACAATCCTGGACCTTTGACGCAAAATTCAACATTGTGGGTTACTTCTTCAAACGGAATTTGTAACTCAACGGCATCTTCTTATCAAGTCAATATACTTCCACTTACTCAACCGTCTGTTAACAATACCACGATTAACTGCGGTCAGACTTCTACACTAACCGCTTTTGGTGGGTCGGG